CAAATAGCTTTCTGCGTTCGCCATCGTGGCTCTAACTCATGGGTACTTGTCAAAAAGAATGATGATGTACTGCTCTATCGTGCTGACCAAGCAATGGACCTGTTCGAGCAAGGCGTAAAGCTTGAACCGCACTACCGATTTACTAAGCCGGTTATCTGGCCGGACTTTTTAAAAGTTTTAGAAACATAACTATTTACCTATTGCGGTATTGACAGTGCGCGTTGTGATGGTGTTAGCGTTCGTTCCTCACTTACATAAGGAAAAATAAAGTGCTGTTTTTGTTAAGCAAAGTACTTGGTCCCGCTCCCGCAGAAGATCCCAACTCACGGGAATCTAGAATCGCCGCAAGGGATAAAGAAAACTTACAAGCCTATAGAGAGATAACCGCGTACTGGAAGGCGTACACGCTAGAAAGAAAAAAGGCTTTGGGCCTTGCTACCTATCCCGATATATACGACAATTCGCGTACACCTATAACAACGGATGTTCACGATGAAACTATTAGATACAAGAGCGACGAATACCAAAGTAAGTAAAACGCAAAAAGGCTTTAACGCCTTCGACCAAAAAGAACAGCATGTACTTGCTGACCTATTCCCAGAACAATATAAGGCTATCCGTTTGGCTAGCCTAAGTTTGTACCCCAACAACCGACTATGCGCCGGAGCAAAAGCCGCGGGCTGTATGGATGGATGTATATCTAATTCTGGCCGCGCCCTGATATTTGACAGCGTGAACAAATCCCGCAAAGCCAAAGCCGATTTTTACGAGCGCGATACAGCACTGTTTATTGAAACTTTAAAAAGAGAGTTGGGCAATTTTGACAAGTTATGCGCCAAGCAAGGCGTGCAAGGCGTAGTCCGGCTTAACGTGTTTAGCGATATTCAATGGGAAAAACACGGCATACCCCAAGCCTTCCCGAATCTATTCTTTTATGACTATACGAAACTGGCCGCTAGGCTAGGCAATACGCCAGCAAACTATAGCTTGATGTTTAGTTACAGCGGTCGTGCTCAATACGCCAAGCAAGTAGCCCTAGCTTTAAAAACTGATGTGCCTGTAGTCGTGGTATTTCGTGGGCCTATGCCGGATATTTTTCTGGGCCGGCCTGTAGTCAATGGTGACGCTAGCGATTTAGATAATGTTTTTGCTGGTAAGGTGGTTATAGGGCTAAAAGAAAAACGCACGTTAGTGCAAGCCGACAATGGCTTTGTCGTGGATATGAACGAAATAGTACGCATTGCTGCCTGATTAAACTTTTAAAAACTGGGTTGCACGCTCAGTTTACATATGCGAATATTCCCATGCGGTTAAATAAACGGGTTGCCGCGCCCGATTAAATAGAGAAATAAACATGTTAGATACTAAACTAGAAAACCAATCCGGCACACTTCAAGCCATTCTTGAAAAAGTAGCCGACCAAGCCGCTAGAAAAGCCGACTACGTCACCAGCACCAACAATATCCAAGTGCGCACAATCGAGGGCAATACCAACGTAGTGCTCGAAGCGGATCGTGGCGTGCCCACGCAAAGCTTTGCCACTAATGATGTAGCCTTTTCTCAATTGGCTAATAATTGTGACATTGACGTTAGGACCGCTAGACGTTTGCGCGACAATGACAGCTATGCGCCAGAATTCGACGCGCTGCTAAATAAGATATTGGTCAATGAACCAAAAAACAAAATGCTGCGCACCTTGTCAGGCGAACGGCCAATATTGCGGGCGCTAGTTAGCGATAAGTTTAAAACCTTCGATAATCTGGATTTAGTGCAAAGTGCATTGCCACAATTGATTCATTCGGATAGTGACTGGCAAATAGTGAATGGCACGGTTACCGATAGCCATTTGTATATGCGCCTTAAATCGGCAAATCAAATTGCGGAACCGGCTATTGGCGACACTATGGCGAACGGCATATTGCTCCGGAATAGTGAAGTAGGGTTGGGAAGTGTTGAAGTATCCCAATTGGCTTGGACGTTATGGTGCTTAAATGGCTGCACTACCGAAAATAAGTCTAGGCATACGCACGTCACTAGTGCGCGTGGTGGTGATCAATGGGCGCTGCTAACTGATGAAGCGAAAAATGCGGACAATAAAGCTTTGGAGTTAAAGTTGCGGGACGTTGTGGCGGCATTCAGTAGCCGTGAATCGTTTGATGCGCACGTGGAATTGATGCGTGCCGCGCATGGCGACATAGTCGAGGGTAGTGCTACTGCTGCGGTTAACGCCACAATCCAAGTTTTAAAACTTCCTAAAAAATCCGCGGACGATTTGATGACCGGCTTGCTTAACACCTTGCAGCAAGATGGTTACCGCAATAAGCCGATTAGCCGCGCCACCCTAGTTAACGCGGTCACAGCCGTTGCGCACGTGGCAAAGCCTGATGATGTGGATAGCTGGTATCAAACTGGCCGCGCCGTTCTAGATCTGCCCCGCAACCAATGGGAGACAATTGCACGCGCCGCGTGATCTAACCCGCGACTATCTAAGCCGGCGCAATGCCGGCTTTTTTGTGGCTATTGTTTTGTATATGCGAATGCCCTTATACTCCGACCACGCCATACCGGCGCTAACAATAGGAAAACGAAATATGATTGATGTAGATTATTTAGATCGATTAGCGGCTGATCAAATCGATGCCGGCTTTGATTTAACTGGCGCGGATATAAAAAGCGCCGCTGTTGAGATTAGACGGTTGCGGCTAGTCGTTGAGAATTTAGAAAATGCGGCCACGGTCCCGTCATTGAATGATGCCCTTTCCGCCACGATCCGCCACGAAATAGAAAATTTTGATTTTTCCGCGTTTGGCTTTGCCGATTCCGACAGCGTGCGCAACATTGTGCAGCAAATGAGTAGTGGCGGGGAAATTGAGTCGACACCGGATAGCGATCAGGTAGAAGATGCCGTTCGCGAAATGATCCGCATGGGGTCAATCACTATCCAAGCCGACATAGAGTTGGAGTGTTAGAAATGAAATTAGCGGAATTAAGTAAGATCATAACTCCGGATCAGGATCGCAAACTGGTGCAAGTATTCGAGCGGCACGTTCGCGATATGACTACCGGACCATTCGCTAATTTAAGTTATGTGGACTGGGTGGAGCGGGACGTAATGCCAGAGACATATGGCGATGCTGTTATATGTCCGGTCCCGTGCGGTTATATCGGAATAGAACCAGACGGCCATGCGCATATGTAGCAGCCGCTGCACTAGATCAGGCCCGCCATTGTGTGGGCCTTTTTTTTGCCCAGCGTTTGGGGTTATACTCGCGTCACGCCACCACTTGCTGGCGCGAATCAATAACTAAGGATAACGAAAAATGGAAAACCTCGAAGCTTTAACCGAAATAGTCCAACGCAAACAGTCAACCTTGTCAGCCGTTCGCCGGCAATGTCTCCATCTATGTGAATTAGGCGGCGATAGCAGTGCGCGTACCGCATGGGGCTGCGTTGCTGAGATCTGCCACGCAGTGGAGCAATATTCTAATGCGCCGAATGATGGGGAAGATTTCGACTGGACCCCGTTCTATTATGACGTGCAGTACCGCAGCGCGTGGAGCAGCGACTTCACCGGTTGGGATATTTCTGACAGTGGCGTGGAGTGTGAAATTCTTTTAGCTGGTGGTGGTCCTACCGTTCGCCTTTACTGTGAACTAGACGGTTACTCCGGATCGGGGCAGTACCGCGTTGATCACTCGCACGCTTGCGCCACTCAATCGCTAGACTTGCGGGAAGGCATGCGCGAATTTGATACCGGCAGCTCTTTAGAAAACTACGGCATTCTCTGCGATGCGCTCGAGTTGTACATCTTAAATGTCGCGAGTTACGTGCAAGAATACTAGCTGCCCTTTACTTGATCAGGCCCGCCATTGTGTGGGCCTTTTTTTGCCTACTATTTAAGAGACAAACCGGCCGCGGTCCGCCACCCGCGTGCCGCGCCAAACGTACCGCGCACCGTTGGCCGCGCTCCGCGTCGATCCCTTCCGCGCCGCGCTCCGCGATCCGCGCCCCGCGATCCGTGCCGCGCCGTTCGGGTCCCCCAGCCAATAGAGGCTAACCCGCGGATCTTGGCTGCTTATCCCGCGCCGATCCGCGCCGCCCGCGGGCACGCGCCACCGAGCGGGTGTAAGAGCAGGTTTCATACAAACAACACAGTTCTCAAACAAATGGCTTTAACTGACTTAAAAAAGTGCTATATTGGCCCAAAATAACGCTTAGGGACCCCTTTGAACCTAGATACCCAAACAGATGCCGACATCCAAAAACTACGCTTAGAACTGCGTTTAAAGCAGCTTGAGAAGGTAGAAACTTGCCACAATGAATTTTTACCATTTGTAAGAGCTATGTGGCCCGAGTTCATCGCGGGTACGCACCATCATTTGATCGCAGAGAAGCTAGAAAAGATTGCGGACGGGTCTTTAAAACGCTTGATTATTAACATGCCGCCGCGACACACGAAGTCTGAGTTTGGTTCGTACTTGTTTCCTGCGTGGATGATTGGACGCAAGCCGTCAATGAAGATCATACAAGCGACACACACCACCGAACTTGCTGTGAACTTTGGCCGTAAGGTTAAAAACTTGGTTGAAACTGAGGAGTACAAGGAAGTTTTTGAAGATACGAAGCTATCTGCGGACAGTAAAGCTTCTGGTCGGTGGGACACCAAGGCTGGCGGGATGTATTACGCTGTGGGCGTTGGATCGAACCTCGCGGGCCGCGGTGGTGACTTAATTATCATTGATGACCCTCAC